GACGCGTTATCAATTGCATGGCCTGATAGCTCAACTTCTGGCATGGTATCGCCACGGCGTTCAAATTCTGCCTTGGCGATATCAGCTTGTGGTGCGTTTTCATTAACCATCCATTTAAAGTAACTTACCGGCAGGCGAGTGAACAACTCGCCCTTATGCTTGCCAAACTGAATGCGCTGGCCGTGAGTGTTAATTGCCATTTCTGATACCTCTTAGCTCAGACTCGATGTTCGTAATGTTCTGATTTATCGCCTGAAGGTTGTTGCAAAACGTATTCTCGTAACCCTCTTCTACGTTAAATTCACTTTCATAGTCGTTCACAACGTAGAAACGCACTCCTTTTTTGTCGATATGGACCGAAGTAATAATGTCTGCGTTAATAAAATGACCTTTGCCATATTCGATTAAAAACATCACGCCACCTTCTTCAAGTTGTTAGCCTTAACCGATTCAACGAACTGGCGTAGGTCATTTGCGTAAGTCTTGTTGGCTTCTTCAACTAGCTTGGCTAGCTGATCCATAGCGTTAAGCTCCATTACTGAGTATTGGCGCGTTGGTGCTTGTTCTTGTCGAACCACGCTAGGCGCTGGCTTCGTTTGCGGTTCTGGCTGAACTTCTTCTTTTGGCTCATTGGTGGTTGCTTCCTGTGCTAACTGGTTTGTTGCTGCCATGTACTGCTTGTTGCTTTCTGACTCAGCATCAAAACGGGCTTTCTCTTCCGCATCACGCTTGGCTTGCTCTTCTGCTCGCGCTTTCGCTTCAGCTTCACGTTGCAGCTTCGCTTGCTCTTCTTGACGAATGCGTTCACGTTCTGCATCTTCTTTGGCTTTTTGTTCAGCCTGGTAAGTTGCAATGCGAGCCGTTACCAACGTCTTGAAATCCTCAGTTGCTTTGAAAGCAATTTGGGCCCAGTCGTTAAAGAGGAAATCGAACTCGCGGTTATCGGCAATAACAAGCATGTTGGCTTGTGCTACTTCAACGAACTCATTGATTTGAATTTTTGCTTTTGCGACTTCGGTGTCAGCCGCGTCTTGAAGTGACTCAATAGTGCGCTTGCCTTTCATGGCCGTGAAAGGGTCAAAGTCTATGTTGGGCAGTTTGGCGTTAACTTTTGCCATCGCCTCGTTAAGCGCCTTTGAAGCTTCTTGATTAGCCTTGTTAAGAATCTCTTCGCGCAATTCTTCTTTACGCGCTTTGATTTGCTTACCTTCAGCTAGTCGCGCTTGGCGAATCTGTTCAGAGATAAAGCGCATGTCTTTTACAAAGTTATCGATTGAATCAATCTCGCCCATAACGCGATCACATGCGTTTTTAATGTCCTTCTCTGCTTTGGTGAAAACCTTTTGACGCGCTTCTGCATCGGCAAAGTCTTGATCTGATTCAAGAGGCTTTTCAGATAGCGCCACAAGGTCAGTTGCTGCTTGCTTGTACGCTTCTAGGTTTGACTCTAGTGCTAAGCCATTCATTTTGTAGTTGATGGATGGCAGTTCGCGTACTGGACCAGAGGTAACGGTTTTCTCAACTTTTGCCTGGGGCTCATGGTTTTCTAAGTCAATGGCGAATTGCTTCCAGCCTTTAATAAGCGCTTCGCGTCTTTCAGGAACTGACACGTAATACATTGCTTGCCAGTTGTCTTTCGTGCCATCACTGGTAACGAAGTAGCACTTATCCGCACCAGACACTAATAGTTGCTGCTCTAACTGCCAATAGTAGTGAGGCTCTAGCACGTTATTAAGCACGTTCTCAGCAAGCGTTTTGTTGAAAAGCTTATGCTCAAAACACACATCATCAAACATGGTTAAACCGTCAAAGCTGGCAAGTAGCGATAAGCCTTCAACCTCTAGTGAGCCGGTAACAGGGAATAAATCTTCACCTACATCGGCGGCAGCAAGAGGGCGAGCCGCTTCTTCAGTTGCATGACCTTTATCAAAAAGCTTTTGTAGATACTCGTCTACAATCGTGGTCCAGCCTTTCTTTGCATCTAGCAATTGGTTGCGACTAATGTTTTTGTGATCACCCATCATCATTGGGGCTTCTGATGCGGTGAAAAAATCTTTACGAAGTTTTAGCCAAGCTTCGCTTCCTTGGGTAACGTTAATATGCTTCATGGTTACGCTTCCTCTGCTACGTCTACAATGGTTTCAATCTGCTCACGGACTTTTGAAGGAACTTCATAAGATGCCGATAGCTTGGTAATAATCGCTTCAGGCGTGATTTTCCCTGCGCTTACTGCGTTAGCCCACTTGTTGGCTTCGCCGTTAAACATTTCCTGCGTGTAAACAGGCTTTTCGTTTATCACTGGCGCTTCATTGATAGGCTTTTCTTCACGAGTATTTGAAAAGGTGTAGCCCTCATGGTCATGCTTTAGCATTTCCATAATCTCACTACTGTTAGGTAGTCGGCGTGATAGACGGTGCAATACAGATTTACATGCCATGCGCTCATACCAGTCTTTCCATGGCCCTTTGTCGGGGTTCTTTGAAGACATGCGAACCTTTTCAACCTCGTCTTTTGACATAGGTTCAACAATCAACTCGCCCGACTTGGTTTTAGCCATAGCAAAAACAAGTTTAAAACTGCCGCGGTCGCCATGTAGGTTAGGTCTGAATTGAACGTGTTCACCGTCTTCATCAATCCAGTAATCAAATTGGTCGTTCTCGTAAACTGCGCGTGCCGTAATTGTGGATATTTCACCAGACTGGCGAGCGCGTTTTAGAACACCATCGACCATAGGCATATACTGAGCTTTCTTTACCCAGTTGTTTCCGCTCTTGGTGTTAAATATAACCATGGCTGCTTCGCGGTTATCAGGTACAAGACCGTCTTGCGCACAGCGGCTTAAAGAAGTCATTAGGCTTTGAGGGTCGCAAGCTAGTAATTCCATGTTGTTTTCAACCGCTATCATTGCGGCACGCTGGAAGCGCTCTAATGGTAAGTGTGCTGGCAAACTGGCTTTCAAACGCGAACCTTCTTTTTGCAGGTCGCGGCGAAACATTTCAATTGGCGCTAGTTGTTGGTTATCCATGATTGCTTACTCCTTTGATATTTTTAACTAAACCGATTACTTTCACTTTCCAACCGTTAGGACGGTTAACAACCATTGCGTGAAGCCCCAATGCTTTCCACATACGCTTTTCTGCAAGCGCCTTGTGATACTCTTTGTAAGTAACGAAAATCACGCTGCGTCCTCTATAGGTTTGCCATCCTTGGCAGACGATGTAACTGTTTCAGTTGCTGGAAAAGGGTTGATTACATCAATAGGCACATCGACGTTGTTAGCCATTTCAAAAAACGCGTCTACGGCATCAGAATCGATGTTTAGCGTTGTGCCAGGTACACCTTCACGACATAGCGTTACATCGGTGTCACGTGAATTGGTGATAGTTTCTAGGCGAGTAAAATGCTCACTGCCATTTACGCCACTATCACGCCATTGAAGGCAAAATAAGCCTTTAGTGTTTGTGGTTCGGATTTCCATCGTTTATCATCCTCGTTGCTATGGCTGCTCTGTCTGTCCAAAACTTCGCAGCCGTGGTTTGTGCCCCTTCGGGGGCGCGGTTTACTTCTTAAAATCGATACTCTTTATTGCTTCTACCGTTGAGATAACAGCGATAAAGAAGAGTGACACTAGTGCTATCGAAATTAGCGTGAATATCGTGTTCATTCTTCGTCACGCTCGCCTTGGCCAGTGCGAATGAAAGCGCCAACTAAGAACGCAAAAGCGCCCATCAAAACAAACAATCCAATTGCTAATAAAAACGTGTTCATGCTGCTTCCTTCATTTCAGTGTTGTGACCGCTTGTGTAGTGCTTAATGACTATTTCAAGCATTGAGTTGGTGCCTAGTTTTTGACTGATAACTCTCAGGTGAAAGCGAACAGTGTGTTCAGATAAGAAAATCTTTGCTGCAATCTGCTTGCGACTTACACCAGTAATAAGTTGGTCGTAAACGCGGCGTTCAGCTTTAGAAAGCAATTCAGCGCCTGGCATTCCGTTCTCATTCGCGTGACCCATGCCAATGTAGTGCTTTGCCACAACTTCACGCGTTGAATGAACATCAAGCTTTTTGAAAATATGTGCGCTGTGCTGCTTAACGCTACGCACTGAAAAGCCGATTATTTTGGCGATAGTGCGCTGGCTAGCACCTGTTATCATCAGGTCATAAACCTGCTGTTCACGTTGGGTAAGGTTCATGCTGCTTTACCCATTAGTAGTTCGCCGAATGAATAACCTTCTGGCGGGTTATTCGTGGTATCAAGCGCGTGTTTAATTAGGCCTTTGGTTTCAGCTTGGCGCTGATTGACTAAAAGCGTTTTGGCGGCATTAGTGTTAAGCACTGCGGCTGCCAATTCTTCAATAAACTCGGCTTCTTCTAAAAGGCTTTGCATTGCAAATTCAAGGTTAACGGTGTGAGGGTAGTCAGCCCATGTAAGTGAAACTTCATCGAATAAAACAGCATCAGACAAAGTAGAAACAATAGTTTCTTGTTCCCATTCGCTTAAATCAGCAAAGCCATTTACTTCAGGCTGGTTCGCATGTTGCGCGATTTGATTTGATACGTGGCAGTAGGTCATGTTTTTTATCCTTAAGCTGCTTTGTTGAAAAACTTATTTTGAAAATACATTTGCCCTTTTGGGGTAATAACTGTTCTGAAGTAAGTTTGCACTTCGCCACTTTTGCGGTCTTTATAAGTCCCTTGAACAAGCTTGAACAAGC